CGCCAAGGTTAGTCCTTGCGGTAGCCGCATCTGCTATATCGGAGAGATTGTTGGACACTTGCAAGAATGATCCAGCGGTCACTGCTACATCTTGCCAAGTGCTGCCAGTGTATACCCTCATCGAATCTGTGTCGGTGCGGAATCGAATATCACCTTCAGCGACACTGCCTGTGCCGTCGCCTCGAGTAGTAATATCTCCATTACCAGCGCTGTATTGTTTTGCATACGCCGTAACAGAAGTTGCCACGCCAGCGGTTGTTGTTATATCTGAACTTATACCCGCCAAGGTAGATACATTATTTGTAGGCGATATTTGACCGGCGACCGTTGCAATGTTTGTTGCGGCACCAGCGACCGTTGCAATGTTATTGGTCGGTGATATTTGACCAGCAACATTTGTAATTTCTGTGTTTGAACTTGCCGCAGTCGATATGTCGCTTGCTATCCCGGCAACCGTGCCAATATTATTGGTCGGCGATATTTGACCAGCAACGCTTGTTATGTTGGCATTTGCCCCCGCCGTAGTAGATACGTCACTCGCAATTCCAGCAACAGTGCCTAGATTATTTGCCGGGCTGATTTGGCCTGCGACAGTTGTAATATTGGCGTCTGCACCAGCTACAGTTGCGATGTTATTTGTCGGGCTGATCTGCCCTGCTACCGTATTTATATTTGTTACAGCCCCGGCAGCGGTTCCTATATTAGTTTTTAACGGATCAGTGTTTACTGCCGTAACATCGGTTGATATTGCAGACACACCACTTATCGCTGCGTTTATTGCGGCTAATGTCCCAATATTATTTGTAGGGCTAATTTGACCAGCAACCAAGTTAACGTTATTTATGTCATTGGCTACAGTTTGAATATTAACGCCATCAGGAAGCACCAAGACCGTTATAGAAGAGCTGCCATTCGTTCTTAGATAACCAGTGAACGTATTAGCCAAGGTTGCGGTCGTTGAACCATTGCTAAATGTAATCGTCTGCCCGGTAGCGTTTTCGATAAATTTAAAGTCATCTACAGCCGGGATGTTTACCGTCACACCAGATGCGGGTGTGCCAGAAAACTTGACAGCACGATACGCATGTTCATTGCCAGCTACTGAATAATTTGTCGTACCAAACGTGTAGCTGGTTGATGTTCCTAGATCTACCTCAAGGTAACCAGCAAGTACATCGACCTGATCGATGACACCGTTGATGCCGTTTGATAATCCCCAGGTGTTTAGGTTTTCGGATAGTGCCTGTTTTTTTAATTTTAGTCGGGTAGTAGGTGTAGCCATATTAACTCACAATCGCTCGGTCAGTTACTCGTCGCCAGTTTGTGCCATCGCTAAACGCCAAAACGGCTCCCCCAGTTTCATCGTTTACGAAAATAATTTCGCCCGGCGTAGTCGCGGAAGGGAGCCCCGCAACGTCATGCCGAGCCACCCTCAAGACATTGCCTTGACGGAAGAACGACACCTCTAAACTTTCTAGAAGAGGCGTTAATATTTGTTGTAGTTGCTGACCCCATCTTTTCCAGTCAGGATAGATTGACGGATTTGGAATCATACGATCGTTACCGCAACGCTAGGCACGACCGGCGAACCGTTAAACCTTGCTCTGCTATCTTGACCCGCCAGCTCAGCTGCAGCGCGATCCAGCATGCCATACCAAGTTTGCAATCTTGCATCTTCGCCAAGATATGGAGCCGTATGCACTAACGTGCCATATAGGTATATATCCGGGTAATAGGTTAAAAGCCAATTTGTATCGCTGTCATTTGTTAAGGCTGGCACTCTCTGGTAATAGCGTAGAACAGCGCCAGCTCCGCTGTTTGGTGGCGGTCCAATTTTTACCTTGTCGCCGATAATAGTGTAGTTGATCGGCAGGCCAGTACTTGTGCTTGGAAACTTTGTCTCAAATCCAGATGCTGACAAAAACTCTAGATTGCTGCGAGGGCTCGATTGAAACACAAGTGTTCGAGCTGCGATAAAATCAGCAGGCAAACTTGCTTCGCCAACTGCATCGAATGTCAAAGTAGACGTTGTTTCCATAAATCGATTTTGAAACTTTGGATCACGATTTACCATCGCCTCGCACAACGTAATTGAGTCAACAATCTGCGAAGTCATGTCATCGCGATTTAATGTGTCAGCAACACTTGCTTTAAGCGCTCCGTAATTTGACAATGCCATCCAATTTTTCCTTTATGCGTTTAGCAGCCGTTGCAGGCGTCCAATCGTTCATTACCTCAACCGATTTATAGAGCGGCATATTCATAACTGTGTGACACCAGCTCGGCGCTTTTGATCCGAGCACTAGTGTTTGTACGCCAAGAGCCCCGGCAAGATGCACAACTGTATTTGGAACACTAACAACAAGATCCAGCTCGCTCACAAGTGCCGCTGTATTATCGTAGTCCAGAGCCCTGCCAGTAATATAATCAAACGCTTTGACGCCATGCTGTTCTGTATCTTCGTAATGGGTATGTTCAAGCGAAACAAATTTAGCGTTGATGCGTTTAAAACTCGCCATCAGTTTTTTCAGTTCGACACTCCGCGCCATCGCACCAGTGTGTCGCAATCCACCAGTCCAGCTAATACCTATCTTTTGTTTTTTGCCTAATGAGCCGAGAAGAGCTCGCGTCATTAATCGACGCTCCGGGTCAGCCAATAAATAAGGGTGACCCCGATAACTTGCAGCTGACGGTCTATAATAAAGGGGCAGTGATCCAAGTGGAATTGAACCAGCATCAGCGGGAGCTCTCCAGCCGGGCTGCTCATTGCTCAATGTTCCCATTATCTTCGCTTCGGGGAAACTGCGTCGAAACAGATTGGCTAGGCGCTCATCTACTTCGACCACTGCACCTTTTTTCACATCTCCAATTGCATCATACAAACACTCAGCGAACATGATCTGGTCACCCAGTCCTTGTTCACCGTAAAAAACGACATCGCCACTATCGCCTGGCATCCATCTAGGAGCGTATGTATGACGCTTGACACGATCGCCATGTCCTTCGCCTTTGTTCCACGCTTCCCAGCCCTTGCGATAATCGCCCCGGGCCAAATATACAAATGACCAATTCCAATCCAGCTCGCGTGTGTCAGCTGCTTCGTATTCATCTTTTGTCATTTTGGCAAACGGCCTTATGAGCCATTCTGCAGCCTTGTCATGGTCGCCAATATTAAGGTGTGCTAATGCAGCGTTATTCGCGGCCTGTACATTCTTTGGGTTCCTGTTTGCCGCTGCTTCGTAAAATTCTAACGCCTCATTCCACCGACCCATCGCGGCAAAAACCCGGCCTGCTTCATTTAAGGTAAATTCGTTTTGTTCAATGCCAACCGCTTGGCTGAGAAATGCGTATGCGTGTCCGAGGTTCCCAAGTTTAAGATACGCTGCGCCAAGTTTTACTGCTGCTTGCCAGTTATCAACATTAAGCGATAATTCCTCGTCTAGCTGTTCAATTAAATTCATATGTGACCTGACCGTCTGCCAATACGACCAGTCTGCACCCGAAGATATTTCCACTCAGGGTCATCAAGTTTTTTCATCAACCGAGCGCCATGCTCACGATTATAAATGTCTAGCCCTTCTTGTAGCCAAAGATGTTGAACGCTTGGCGGTATGCGTGCAACTTCCCAAAAATGGTTTTCTGCATCTCTCCCGGCTTGCTCACCTTGGATGGATTTGTTCGCATCCAGAATAACGTCGGTATGTTTATAGACGGTTTTAACGTGCTGAGTCTGTGTGTCTTCGTCATACCAAAACAGCTCCACTTTTGTATTATCTTCGTCGAGCGGTCGCCATTTTTCCATAAAACTTTCTCCCTATAAAAAGAGGGGGATTGCTCCCCCTCTCATAATTATTAGGCTGTTGTTAAGCCTACAATCTTACCGTGCGCCTCAGGCGAAATCGGCAGAATACTGAATTCCGCTAAAATTGTGCGAGCGGTTGAATCTCCAGTTTTTGAAAGTTCATAGCTCGTATATGGTCGCAAGAAACCAACTTGGACCATGTCCATATCTAACAAGAGTCCAACATCAGATGATTGGAATCTGTTGCTTACGATCTTACATTTTGTTAATTGCAGCTCGCTAAACTACAACCACCGAATAAACGGTGCTGACTATTTCTAGCCAGATCGGACTATATCATCACCCTTTGCAGGGGCTGGGCGCTTCGAGCCGCTTGGCTCTACTCACTTGCGTGATAGTCTCTGCACCTTCTATCTTGCGATAGCTTGGCTCAGGATTGTCTTCGTCTTTACGTTAAGAGTTTCCCTGAATTCACCCAGTTATTGTCACTCTGTTACCAGAGGACGGGACTAATTTATCGAAAAATCCCAGCTGGACCACTGAAGTCCGAAATATACACGGATGCCGTTCCGAGCACGGAAGCAGTGGGCCGTGTATTTGTTTCCCGGTACAGATCAGCAATACCTGCAAAGGTACTTGCTTTCTGACGGTTGAAAGATCCGACCATAAAGACATCAGCGTTTTCTGCGCCATTGTCGTAACACGTTTTGACGAGAGACTTAAACTTTGTCTCGTCGAGTGCTGCCGTTGCAGATGGGTCCACAATTGCACCAGTATCGCCAGAACTCCAACCGGGTGTGGTTGCAGAACCTTTAGCATCAGCATAAACGATGTTTCCAATGCTACCAGAAATGTAACCTTGTAAAGATCCAAGATTAGCAGCGGTCGATGCTGAGCCAGCACTTGAAGCCTGCTTGCCCATCATGATCGTTTCCATGTCTCGCTTTAGTTCCTTTGAACGCTTAGCCATTTGGAATGCTAATTCTGATTTTGTCCCATATAGGTTAACCGCCTCGGTAGTTCCAGAAACGGCAGCTGTCTTTTTGACGATCTGCGTTCTGTTTGCGAGTCTGGTAACCGCTGGGCTTGCACCAATTGTGTCGTCGTCACCATCAAGGTGGGCGTTGGACGCATCAGGCGCGGTAAGTGAATCGGTCAGGAACTCATTATACCTTGCGGTAAGCTTGATTTCCTTAGCCATTGTTAACATGGGTGTATCGAGAGGACTAATGTCGCGAATCGTATTTTGGACTGACTCCTCGCGGTTTACTCGCGTCGACTCGATAACGGTGTTAGCAGGTGTAGCCATTTTAAAAAGTTCTCCATAGCTAGTTGGTTAGATGATTTTGTCGAATACATCTGCCCATGCTTCGTTAGTCTGGGCAGACCTCGCGACATCACTAGCCTTGGCTAAATCGGATTTAGGTCTTGTCTTTGGTTTCGCAGATCCCGGTTTAATTACCTTGGGTTTGCCTACTACTTTTTTCGACTTGACCTTAGGAGCGTTGGTCTCAAGTTGGATCATCCGCATCCCCTTGTACAACATATGTACAAGCTTAGCGTCTGACACCATGCCTACATCTTTTGGATCGAATCCTTGTCCGACCAAAAACCGCGATAATTCATTTTTCTCAGCATCATAAACTTTAGGGTCCGACCATTGCGGAATGAGCTCAGGCAATCGCCTTGCCTCTTGTTCCACTTTCTGTCTGAACATCTGCTGTTCACGCACTTGCTGTTGTTGAATTAATTTTTCGCGTTGCTCTTTCGCCATACGATAATCACGCTCGATTTTAGGAGCGCCAATCGGGTCCTCTTCATAAAGGTTTGCCCAATACTGTTCATCTGGCTCTTGCTGTGCAAACTGTGTAACTTGATTGACCTGCTCGCGAAGATAGTTTTCCACCTCAACTTTCTGGCGTTCAAACTCTCTTCTCTCGTCAGCCAATTCTTGTGTTTTGCGAGTATAATCCGATTGCCTCAAATAGCTTCCAGCGAGATCCTCTTTGGTAGTCTGTATGGTTTCGCCGCTGCTTAACGTAAATTCAATTACGCTATCATCGGTTCCCTCAGACTCAGGCTCTTCTTCTGTTAGTTCTTCTTCGCTCTCGGTCTCTTCTTGTTCCTCAGAAGCTTCTAGCTCTTCGCTCTCAACCTCTTCGGCCTCTTCTTCGTCAGCTTGTCCGACCTCTTCGACCGGGGCTGTTTCTTCTATTGGCTCACTGTCAGCCGATAAAAGAGCTTCAAACCTTTCCTCATCGGAAAGGACTGTTTCGTCACTCATTAAGATTTCCCTTTATTTGAGGGGCCGTAGCTTGTCCTCGTTTATGTCCAGCGGTCCTTATTGCTAGCTAAAGAATCCGCTGCTTGCTTCGCGGCATTCTTGCCGTCGAATATCAGCCGGTCTAAGTGCTTCCGCACCTTCCGTAAAACTTGTACCGCCATCAAACATCGCAGCCGGGCATCGTCATCCCGGGCCGGTGCTTCGATGGCTCTTTCAATCAATGCTTGTTCGTAGGCATCAAAACATTCTTGCAAAACTGGATCATTCGCCAAACGGCTAGCATCAGCTGCCGTCCACTCAGGAGATCTGTCGTTCACTGAGCCACCATCATCAATTGGACTCATCAATGCCTGCTAAATTTCTCTTTATTCTCTGAACCGCTGCCTGCACACCTATTGGCTGACCAGTTTCTGGATTTATAATATCTTGCATCGGTATCTGTTTCGCATCCGGCGAACCATATTCTCCTGTATAACCGTAAAAATTATTGACAAAATTTTGATTAACACCTGATGTGTCTTCTTTCAAATCAAACGTGCCATCGTCTTTCTGGTCGAAGTAACTAAAAACGCTAACTGGCTCAAAGTCGCCAAAATTAGCTTGACTAATACCTGTCTGCATTTCCATTAAATCGCCAATTGTATATGCACCGCGACCCTCGCTGCCACCTGACATACCCGCTTCATTCGGCTCACCGCTGCCAGTGAAAACGCCTGATGGATTGATTGGCACAAACTGATCACCGATACGCTGATAACCGTTCAAAAGACCACCAGCAAAATTGGCTAACGTGTCTGTGAATGCTGGGTCCTCACCACCATCTAACAACCCGGCTGGCAACATGCTCTCCGGGCGGTAAATGAGCATATCTGAATTAAACCCAGACTGTATCGGATTCAAAAAAATACCATCGATATTAAGAGCCATTTTTCTTCGCTTTCTTTTTACTTGACTTCGCCTTAGGTGGCGACTTTTCGTTCTTCAATGCCTGCTCGAAACGGTCAACAATTGTTTCATCGTCAGGGCTACCAAATACGTTTCTTGCCATGCTCCCTACCTTCGCGATTTAGCGCCAGAACACTTCCAACGCTTCCTTGATAAATTGTTTGGCGTGTTAGGATCGTTTCTCTTCGATGCCGGTAAACGCTTTTTTATTCCAAGCGATCGCGCACAGTAGCTATCGCCTTTTTTGCTCGATGGGCGCACCCTAGGACCACCGCCTGCAGCCTTACCAGCCTGTCCGTAACTTATTCTTCTTGTGCGGCCTGTCTTCTCGTTCTTTACGACCTTGACGCGAGCCTTGCCTTTAGCTGGGGCCATTAGCGTTTCTTCGCTGTCTTAGCTGACTGGCGAAACGCCTTAGCAGTAGGCGCACCCTTTGTCCCAGGTTTACGCATGCGCTCAGGCTTTTTACCAGCTGCTTTCTGCGCCTTGATTCTAGCTCTTTTTTTATGGATGTTTGCGTATAAACCGGGTCGTTTTGCCATATTTACCTTCCAATAAGTTTTTGAGCCTTCTTATGCGCAGCAGTAAACGTCATTCCCTTGCGCATCTCCCGGCGCATCAAAGCCATGTGCGCGGATGTGTGATGAGCAGAATGTCTTTTTAAAGTAGCTTTTTGACGGTCTGTTAAAGCCTTCATTTTTTTTGCTGCCATCTAATCACTCACATTAATGTTACCTTGACCGTCTCTTGCACCAACGATCATTTTCTCGCGTTCCAGCTCACGTTCCATTTCCAACTCATTCATGCGAAACATATGCCGGTTCGCCTCGATCTCTTTGTCCAGCTCAAGTTTCTGTGCAGCAATCTCTCGCTGTAAATCTGCTTTCAATGCAGCTGTCTCTCGCTGGATCGTTGCCTCGAGGTCAGCCTTGTATCGTGCAAGCTCTGCCTCTTGTGCATTCTGGTCGCGTTGCAGCGCCAACTTATCCTGAGCTTCTTGCTGCTTAACCTGCATCTCTGCCTGCATCTTCATTTGCTCAGGGCTAGGTGGTGGCGGCTGTTGTGCCTGTTGCTGCATTGCCATTGTTGGATCGGCAAAAAACATATCGGGCTCAAGATCAGCTGCCTCAGCAAGCTTACGCAAACTTTGATAGTAGGCAGGCAAGGGTGCTAATGGATTACCGATACCCATTTGCGCCATAATCGCTTCTTGCTTCTGTGCGATAAAATTTAACTTCTGAACCTGCTCTGCCTTTGTCCCGGTTCCAAGGGCCGTATTAACTCTAACCTGTAAATCAGCGGTCCATGTTCTCGGATCAACCGAAGCCCATGTCTTGCCGCGCAACTTGACCACCCGCTCATGATCCTGATGCTGCAACAACATTTTATAAGCCAACATTAATAACCGGGTGAACCCGCCATGTGCCATAGACCGACAGATCAACTCGATACGAGCTCGAGCCGCCATCGACTGTTCATCAACAGCTCGCGCTGTTTCAGACTGCAGCACATTGGCATCGAGCCCCGCGCCCATCTCTGTGATGCCGGTGCGGCGCTGCAGCTGACCATCGATATATTGCAACATTGGAAACGCCTGGGAGCCGCTCCATTGCGTATTCAACGGTAAAACCGCTGTCTGTGGGTTGCCCTGTACGCGAATGATAGAGCCGGGACTCTCACTCAATAAATCATCAAGATCAGTGCGTTGCTCGTCTGTAACTAAACGAGGGTACAAAGAATGGTATAAACCATCCATCATCCCGCGAACTAAACTGGTCTTTAACCGCTGCAGATCTTTCACTAAATCAGCGAGCGAATAACCCATCAAACGATGTGGTCGCCTAATCGCGGTCAGCTCGGCAAACGGTAAAAAGTTTACCGGCTCAATTTCTAAAACAGTCGTGTTGCTGTAGCCGCCTAGGCAGGTGACACGATGCAACTTTTCTCCGCTGCCGTCATAGTCACACCGAATATACGCTTCACAGAGCTCAACACGGCGCTGCTTGGGGTCGGTGTCACTGTAACTGTCAGTTACCGTTGTTAGATCATCGTAACGCTGCTCAAATAGCATGTTATAATCGCCGTTATATGTATCGGCAGACATAACCATGTCTTCGTCGTAACCCTCATCCAACAAGCTTTGAACCGTGCGTAATTGTCTATGCGCAGCAAAGGTCCATGTATGGTCTTTTTCATCGAGCGACCGGGCTCTCTTGTTCACCAAAAATTCTTCTGGCGGTACTGCTTCCCAGCATAAACGAGGCTTGCGTTTCGTATGCCTGATCTTGACCTCATGGGTCACCTCGACCTGCTGATCTTCAAGAGCAGCGACCATTGCATCCTGTTCGTTTAGCAATTGCGTTTCGGTGACGCCAAAAGCAGTGTGCTCTAGGACCTCAACATCCTCGTCCGTTATGAGTTGCTGCAACTCTGCTTCCGATAGACCAGAATACACCTCGTCCATCGTTTCTTCGTTTTCTTCCCACCATAACTTGGCGACAGACGTACCAGTAATCAGGGCGCTGCGTAACCAGTCCAAAGTGATCCTGTAACCGTCACTATCGCGCATCAGCACATGGTTAACGTAGTCAGTGGCCTGTTTTGCCTGCTCCTCCTGATCAGGCGAATTCGGCTCAAATATGCCGATATTTTCAGTGCTCAAAAATGCCCTAGCGAGCGCTGGCATACACTGTTCAACCTGCTCTAGCACAGATCGATCCATAACCTTCGACCGACCTTCGACCTCATCGCCGTAAAATTCACCCTGATACCGGGCGAGGTTGTCACTGCGTCGAGCGGTCAGTTCGTCCATGTCGTCGCCAATAGCCTGCTGCAGGTGCGAGGCGACAATCTGGGCAACTTCGTCTTTGTCTTTTTTAGCCATTGTTTTCCGCGCACTTACATCTGGTTTTCGCGATCGTTTTGTTCAACTCTTCGACACGCTTCATAAGCTCCGCGAGCTCTTCTTTAATCGTCTTATCGTAATCGTCGGTCATATGATCCAACTCCGATTTTGTCGTTTCATTTGTTGCCGGGGGCGTGCCATTCTTAGGCCCTCGCAAGCTAGGCCGAATGCGTCTGCATAATGGCTGCACCAGTCGTGCCTAGGTTTGCTCCGAAAAATTTTTCGTTTTTCGTCGAATTCATAGCGATACTGCTTCAAAGCTTTCATACAATCGCTAAAATTGTCCTTGTCGAACCAGAAACGATCGAAGCTGCTCCGCGCTGCGTGTATCCGCTCAGTAGCACCTGTTCGCGGCATAATCTTAGGGGTAACCCCGAGATTGCGCATCGTCTCTTCACGCGATACCCCGGTTCCGAGCTCCCTGACTGCAAGATCATGGGGGAATAGGTGGACCCCATACGTGTACGGTTTATCTCTGAGCAAATTGACATAGTGATCGAGCCCCTGACCAGTGTCTTCAATGCAGTCTATAAAATGGATCTCCCGGCCTATTTCTTGCCAAAAAACAATCGTCGTGGAGTCCCCCATGCCAAGGTCCCAGGCGGTGTTAACAAGACCATTGCGGTCATATGGTACAGAGCAGATGCGGTCCTTTGCATCGTTGATCATATCGCCGTAAATAGCACCGACCAAAGATGCGCCAAAAGAGCACTCAAACTCTTGAAGGTACATATTGCGGTCCATCGCCTTTCGGGCGTCTCTCAGCTCATCCTCGTCGATTAGGTTGGTCTCTGAGGCCTTGTACATCTTGGCGTACCAGCCATCTGTCTCCTGAGCGTGCTCGTACAGATCGTGGAAAAAATTATCCTCTCCGCTGGGGGTTCCTAAAAAAATTACGTCACCACCCCTATCCGATACGGCGGGGCGTATTACGCTGGTCCAGACCTTCGGGTTGATCTGTGCCGTCTCGTCAAAAATTACGAGGTCATAATAGTTTCCCCGAAGCGCTTCGTAGTTGTCAGCCCCGGCTAATTGTATCCTAGCGCCATTCGGGAAATCAGCCCTTAGTTCCGCCTCGTTAAATCGGGCCTTTGGGATCGCTCTCGAGTACTCTTTCAAATAGTCCCATGCGATCGATTTTGCAGACGTTC